TTAAATGCTCTTTTAGGAACAGACACAGTTGTAACTTCAGTCAGCGGGATAATTGCAGGCAGTTCTGCAGTTGGTGGTGGAACAGATAAAGTCTTTTATGAAAACGACACTACAGTCACGACTAACTATACTATAGGAACAAACAAAAACGCAATGACTGCTGGACCCATTACAATCAACTCTGGTGTAACAGTTACGGTTCCCTCTGGTTCTGTTTGGAGTATTATCTAATGCCTCTTGCCCTTAAATCTACTGGTGGCGGTTCTGTAACGATTGACGTTCCATCAACCGCATCAGATTTCACACAAACTCTATTAGCTGCAAGCGGCACATTAGCTCCTATTGTTACCGGAACTATACAGAACACCACAAGCGGAACATTTATTGATTTTACAGGTATCCCTTCTTGGGCAAAACGAATTACTGTAATGTTTAACGGCTTCAGCGTAAGCGGGTCTTCTATCCCTATTATTCAGTTAGGAACAGCCAGTAGTATAGAAACTAGTTCATATCTTGGATCAGCAGGTGGTAGTGATAGCACATCTGGTAATAGTGTTGCTGCTAATTCAACAGGATTTAATTTATTTGATACAGGAAACGCAGCTCACCTTCTTTACGGTGCTATTACACTAACTTCAATGGATGCAGCTTCTAACCTATGGACAGCCTCTGGAACTTTAGGAACTAGTTCATCAACCAGATGTTGCTTCTGGATGGGTGGTACAAAAGCTCTTGCAAGTGTTCTAACTAGATTGCGTGTTACAACTGTTAACGGAACAGATACGTTTGACGCTGGCACAGTAAACATAATGTATGAGGGTTAAAGATGTCAACGCTAAAAACTATTAACATCGTTCATCCTTCTGGTTCAACCACAAATATCGTAAACGATTCTAGTGGTAATATGACTGTTGGCGGCACGATGGCTATGTCCTCGTCGTTCATGCGCAATCGTATTATCAATGGTGCGTTCGATATTTGGCAAAGAGGTACAAGCTTCACTTCATCTTCTGTTAATGAATATTCTGCGGATCGTTGGAGAACAGAAGGATATAACACAAACTCTGTAATTAGTCAGCAAACATTTACTGTTGGTCAAACTGCTGTTCCTGGATATCCTAGGTATTTTTGTCGTGTTACTACTTCTTCTGCCCCTTCTAACTATTGGGCGTTTCAGCAACGTATCGAATGCCCACATAATATAAATGGCGATGGAATATATACGTTATCATTTTGGGTCAAAGCTGTTTCTGGAACGATTACTGCTGGTACATTCAAATATGGTATTAATGATAATAGCACTTACAGTAATCCAACAATAACAACAACATGGCAAAAAATAAGTGTTACTCAAACATTGTCTGGTGTATCAGAATCCAGTGGATATTTGTCGATATATGTTGTTAGTATTGGTTCTGGAGTTTCTTCTTTATCAGTAGACATCGCTAATGTTCAAGTTGAAGTTGGCTCTGTGGCAACTCCGTTTGAGCGGGAGATTTATTCCAATACGCTGGCGAAGTGTTTTCGATATTTCCGGCAATATTCTTCAGTTGGCAACACGAACGCATCAACTCCGATGATTGGAACTGGGCAAGCCAAATCTGGAGGTACTGCAATTTATCGTATGGGTTGGACGATGGATATTGCAATGAGGGTATCACCTTCTGTCACATTTAGTGGGATGTCTTGTTGGGCTGGTTCAAATGTTCCATCTGTTTCCGCTGGGACAAATTATTCCGGCTCTATGTATGTTGACCTTGATTGCACAACGTCAGGATTAACATTGGATTCAAATGGGTGCGTTGCTAAATTATATTTTCCAAACACATCCGGATATGTACAAGTTTCTGCGGAGCTTTGAAGATGTATAAAAAAACGAAAGATATGTTTGGGAACGATCATAATAGTGTCCTTCGCATAAATGCAGATGGAACTATTACATCAATTCCTAATGACCCTGCCAACACCGACTACCAGAAATATCTGGAGTGGCTTGCTGAAGGCAACGAACCATTACCACCTGATGAGGAAACAAACTAATGGCTATCGTTCTTAACGGATCTGCAGGAATTACCTCACCAGATATAGAACTAGCTGCAGGAACAACAACCACATATCCTATAAAACTAGCATCAGGGACTAACTTAACATCAGCAACTGCTGGTGTGGTAGAATACGATGGGAAAGTTCCGTATTTCACTCCACAGGGAACACAGCGTGGTTTGATTCCTGGAATGCAGTTTTACCGTTTGGATTCAGCTTATACTTTTGCCAGCAGCACATCTACCATTTCGATTTACAATGTTGGCGTAACGCTTTCGGCTTCAACTGTGTACGCATTTGAAGGATTGTTTGTGATGGTAAAATCTAACGGAAGCGCTGTTGCAGGAAACATGGGTTTTGGTGGAACAGCAACAGTTAATAATATTCTATATCAAACTCACTCAGTATTTGATGCTGGTGGTATTCCACAGGTTGACACTACAACTAACTTAGCTGTTAACAACACTACTGCTTTGACAGCATTTACAACAAGCGCATCAGTAGCTACAATATCCGCATTTTTCACGGGCACAGTATCAATCAATGCTGGTGGCACGTTCATTCCTCAATTTTCACAATCTGCTGCAGGATCTGGCACAGTTTCTAATCAAGCTGGTGCATATTTCAGAATCTATCCAATTGGAACAGCTGGATCAGCAGTCAGCGTAGGAACGTGGGCTTAAAAGGAACATAAGTAATGCCAATTATCGCAAATACCACTTCTTCTAACACATTCAGTGCCATTCGTGCGCAGCTGAATTCTGTTACCAAGAGAATCAATCAGTTTGCGATCAATGAATCTACTTTGTATGCTAATACAATCAACGCTAACGTATCACTAAGAATCTCTGGAACGGATGTTCGTGCAACATTTGCTCAGAACACTTATGTCAAATCCGTATTAGCCAATACCAATTCAAGAATCAATCTTCTCAACACAAACTTGACTGGCACAAATACAGCTATCCGTGCACTTGTGAGTGATCGACTACAAGTCGCTAACGCTGCTTCTATCTATCAAACAAAGGCTGTAGAACGTGCAGCTCTTGCTAATACTAACACTTGGAATACGTCTCAAGATTCTCGTATCACATTAGTCAACACAAATTTGACTGCTACGAATACAGCCATTCGTGGATTGTTCTCTTCGTATTTGACTACTTCGTCAGCATCGTCGACATATCAAACACAAGCTGGTATGTCGTCATACTTGACAACATCAACTGCTTCTTCTACATATGCGCCTTTAGCTTCTCCATCTTTTACTGGAACTGTATCGTCACGAAAAGTAAATCTTACTTGCTCTGGCTCTGGTTGGGATGATGGTTTAAACATCTATAGTTCTGCTGGAACAAATAGATGGAATTTCTTAACGGATAGTGGTGCTGGTAATGCAATGAGAATTGCATATAATAACACCGAAGCAATCAATATTAATACTGGTGTTTACACATCATTTGCTGGTTCAGCAAGAGCACCAATCTTTTATGATTCTGATAATACTGGTTATTATGATGATCCATCGAGCACTTCAAACTTTAACATTGTAGGCGCTGCTAACAGATTCTTTACTGGTTATGATTCTGGTGTAAGCGGTTCTATGTCATGCTCGAACTGGTTCAGATCAAACGGCAGTACTGGTTGGTATAATGGCGATTACGGCGGTGGTATCTATATGTCAGACACCTCCTGGGTTAGAGTTTATAACAATAAACTATTCTATTGCCAAAACTATATCCAATCTGATTCATCTATTCGTGGTCCTATTTTCTATGATTCAGAGGATACCACATACTATGTAAATCCGAACTCATCCTCTAAACTTATATCTCTAGGTATTGGTGGCGGCACATCTAATCCTACTTCGTTGTATATTAAATCTTATTCTGGCGTTTCTGATGGCACAACGCAAATTCACAAATATTATGGCACTTCAGCGTCTCCATCGGAGTCACTAGATTGGCCAACGCCGATATTGGCGCTTCGCACTTTCCAAGATTATGATAGAGATACTTTCCTATCGTTTGGTCTTTCGAACGACGCAATCTATAAGACTGATGATACTGTTTGGAACTTTAGATTAAGAGGTATCACTAATAGAACTACATCAGATGGCAATACACATTTAGATATTGGTGGTCCAGGAGTTCTTTATTTTAGAAATAGTTATACAGAGCAGGTTGGTGGTTCTCTTAGAGCACCAATCTTCTACGATTCTAACGATACTGGTTACTATTGTGATCCAAATAGCTATTCGTCGATGAATCAGTTACGCTTATGGGGTAACGAGTTTTGGATTCGTGGTGAATCTCCAACTATCCATTTCCAAGACACAGACCAATATAGTGCGGCGCTTCACAACAACAGTAATCTTTTTTATGTTCTTCGTGGTGGTGTAGACGATACTAGCTGGTCAACAGTTGGTTCTGGTTGGTGGCCATGTTATTGGAATTTGACTAACAATGACTGCACCATGGGTGGTAACATATCAGCGGCTTATAACATTATCGCATATGCATCTGATAGACGCCTAAAAGAAAACATTGCTGAAATTCCTAATGCGCTCGACAAGATCAAACAAATTCGTGGTGTCACGTTTGATTGGAATGATGAAGCTGAAGTGCTTGGATTTACGCCAGAAACTAAGTATAATGATCTTGGTGTTATCGCTCAAGAAATTCAAGCTGTGTTGCCGCAAGCTGTAAAGCCAGCTCCGTTCGACCAGTGGTTTCCAGATCCTTCGAGAGACTATGAACAAGAATACTTAGATCAGATGATGGGAACTTCTAGATCTGGCGAAAACTATCTTACAGTTCAACTAGATAAGATTGTTCCACTTCTTATTGAAGGTATCAAAGAGCAGCAGAATCAGATTGAAGAACTTAGAAACGAATTACAGGCGTTAAGAGGAACAAAGTAATGGCTATCACATATACATGGAAAGTAAACAGTATGAAGGTAAGAGACGGCGACAATCTTCAGAACGTCGTTGTTCAAACCTATTGGGAAAAAACTGGCACAGACGCTCAGGGTCACACAGGAACATTCAGTGGAGCAACTCCATTTGATCTTGCTACTGTGAATCCAAACAACTTTGTGCCTTTTGATCAGCTAACACAAGAAATCGTTCTTAGTTGGATTCAGTCTGTCGTTGTTGGTTCGTATGAAGAACACGTAAACGAACAGATCGAAAAGCAAATAAATAACACGAAGTCGCCTATCACAGAAGCTACACTTCCTTGGGCTACTGCTAACACCTAATCATGGAGAATAGTATGAACAACCTGAATTTTGAATTGACTGTTGAAGAAGCTAACCTCGTTATTGCTGCGCTTGCTAAGATGCCTTTTGAAGCAGTTGCTAATCTTATTCCTAAGATGCAGCAGCAAGCTCAAGGACAGATGCAACAGCAAGATCGTGTAGTTGGTCCACCGCCTTCTAAGAACTAAGGTAAACAATGTCAGCGGATATCGGCGGTCTTGTATCTTGGTGGAACGCCAACTGGGGCGGTTATGGAGGCATGTCTAACGATATTGCCTCCATCAGAAATCGTCTTGTCGGTGTTGGCTTTGCATCAACTTACGGACTTCAAGAACTGTGGAATCAATCACGACGTTTTAGAACTGGAGCTAAGAAGTGCTTTGTTCGCAACAGCGCTGTGCTCATGGCTGATCTGTCGTGGAAAATGATCTATGATATCGTTGCTGGAGATATGGTATTTTCTCCTACTGGTCCTGCAAGAATCGAAAGATTACATCAAACGACTCTAGGTGATAGAAAAATGTATGAGATGGAAGATGGCACGATTGAGTGGTCTTCTGAGCATATGTTTTGGACTAAAACAGAAAACCGTCAATGGTTTTGGACCATGAGTAGAAAAGATTTATATTTTCAAACCATACTAATGAATTCGCCCAATTTGAAAAAAGATACAGTTTTATATGAAGGATTGGTAGATAAAGAAGAATTTTTCGCGCATGCGGGTGAAGTATGGAAAAAAAACAAACCTCAACATTCTTCGATAACTGCAAACAATTATCCTCTATATTCACCGATAACTGCAAATGGTGAACTCATAGTAGTAAACGGTTATCTTGTAGATGCAGCTTCAGACGAAACTAAACAAGACTATTCGTTACTTAACTGGGATCTAGCAGTTACGGAAGAAGTTAAAGAGGCTATGAACAACTTACCGATTAGTGTTGATTCTTATCATAAGCATAGGAAATCTGACAATTATACACCGCCAGTGATTCCAGAAGATGCCAAAAACTTAATCAATCATGATCTATCTAGAATTACACAAGAAATATACGAGCAAACACAACAACTATCAGATGCAGATATTGCGTCATTGATTGCAAAGATTGCAGAAAGATAAATGAATCTTTTTTATTATGATAAAGAAAACAACGTTTATGATACTCAGCTAGACGCTCTACGTTCTGGTAAAGAATGTATGTTTTACTTTCATGAAAACGTTTATGATAAAGTGGATTGGAGTCAAGAGCCAATAGAATCTCTTGACGAGTTATATAAACGTAGAGCTGAGTATATAAGGGATACGAATGAATATGTTATGTTATGCTATTCTGGAGGATCAGACTCGACTAAAGTTTTAGAATCGTTTTACTATAACAACATTCACATTGACGAAATTTTAGTGGTTGGTGCGTTTTCTCAAGATTCTCACTATGGTTCTGATGAAAACCATAACGGAGACATCTATCACAACGTATATCCAACTCTTAAAAAGTTGGATATCAGAAACACTAAAGTGACGGTTATTGACTATACGAAATGGTTTGATGATCCTAACAACTTTAGTTTGATTCGTCACTATGGTAAAGACTGGGCTAAACACATTGGAGTTTTTAGAAGCATTCATAACTTGTTTTGGTATGATCTATGTCGATTTTTACCTAATGATAAACAAACTGCATATGTTATGGGCTCCGATAAAAACTGCATATCAAATGTAATAGATCTTGAAAAAACTGAAAGACCTTTCGTAAGTTTTAACGACATTCAATTCGCAGACTATGGTTGCAATTACAGAGACACAAATTACACTAGAGTCAATTTCCATAATGATACCGATAAGACTTCAATAGATTTGATTAGAAAACAAACTCATACAATGCTAAAGGTCTTAAAAACTTACGAAAGATTCAATCAAGAACAGGTATATTTTGCAAATCAACATGAGATCTATATAAAGGTGATTTACGATCTAAAGAACCCATTAAATTATCAATCCAAGAAGTCTACAATTTCGAGTTTGAGCGCTCGCGACAAGTTCATACTCAACCGGAAAAATGAGGCAATGTATGAGGTATTCCAACAGGGTCTGGCTACGATACGAGAACACAATGGACACGCCAATATGAAATACATCTTTACGGGAAAACCTTATTATTTGGCTTAGAAATAATGAAACTTTTTTATAAATAGATTCACAAAATGAGGATATCATAATGGAACATATTTACAGTGCAATTCAATCAGCTGCCGAGCAGGATGCCGCGGGATTTCGCGACGCCATCCACTCTGCGTTAGCTGACAAAATCAGCGATGCTCTCGAACTCAAAAAGATTTCGATCGCGTCATCAATGTTTGCTAGCCAAGATGCTTCAGCAGAAGTAGAGGAGACAGTATCAGATGAAGACCTTCAAGCAACTGCGTGAAGCTACTACTGTTAAGAAGGATGAAAATCCTGAAGCAGCTGCCCTGAAACCACGTGCGCAGGGTGAGCAAGATTTTGTTGACGCACATACTGTAGACTCAACAGACTATCCTGTAAAGGGAACGTCAGCCAAGCTCAATGCTGACAGCGCAACAAAGACGATGCATCAGCCAGCAAATGGTGATCGCGCTCCGCTAAAGCAAGGAACTTCTGATCTTAAGGATCAGTCTGGTTTCAAGGGAAATAAAACTCCTCTGACTCGCGCTGACAAGACACAGGGTGATATGAAGCCAGTTAAGACTGCTGCTTCTTCAGTTACCATTCCTGCTTTTCAAGAATCAGTTTTCGTTAACGTGCCAATGATCAGCGAGTCTGACGAAGATTCAATCTTCATCGAACTTCTCAACGGTGATACGGTTGAAATCAACGAAGACACATATAACGCAATCGTTGACGTATTCGAACAACTCAATACTGGCAACCGCGAAATGTTCCGTGCTGCTATCAATGAAAACGCTGATACGTTCGAACAGATCCTTGACTTCGTTGTAGAAACACTTCAGGGAGATGAATAATGGCACAAGGTATTGTTAACAAGCACGTTAAGGGTGGTTGGGTCGTTGCTAAGTTCCATTCTACTGGTGCAGTTTATCTTAACAACTCAAACGTTCTTCTTGGTGCTAACTCTGCCGGTGAAACTGTTACTCGCATGAATATCATTTCAGCTGAGTGGTCAATCGGCAACAACGCATACTGGACAGTTCAACGCGGCGCTAACACAGTTCTAGTTCTCTCTGATGGTCAGCACTATATGGATTTTTCAGATTCACGTTTGATCGACAACTATGGTGGTGAACCACAGGCTAACGTTGTTATCACGAAAACTGGTTCTGGTCCTTCAACACTTGTTCTTAAGTTACACAAGGTAGCAACAATCACTGGAGGCTCGACCTACTAATGAAACTCATCTGCGAAGTTAACGAGAATCTCAGCATTATCACTGAGGCAAATGAATCAGGTGAGAAACAGTATTTCCTTGAAGGTATCCTCATGCAGGGTAACTTGGGAAATAAGAACGGTCGCGTTTATCCAACAGAAACGCTAGCCAACGAAGTAGCTCGCTACAACCGCGAGTTCGTCGAGCAGAGCCGTGCATACGGTGAGCTAGGTCATCCACAAGGACCAACAATCAATCTCGAGCGTGTATCACACATGATTAAGTCGCTTCGCCAAGAAGGAGATAACTTCGTTGGTAAAGTGAAGATCATGGATACGCCTTATGGCAATATCGTAAAGAATCTGATGAAAGAAGGAGCCAAACTCGGTTTCTCCTCTCGTGGTATGGGCTCTCTGGTAAAGAGAAAAGACGGTCTGATGGAAGTTCAGAAGGATTTCCATCTCGCAACCGCCGCCGATATCGTAGCAGATCCTTCCGCTCCGCACGCACTCGCGAACGGAATCATGGAAGGAAAGGAATGGGTTTGGGACAACGGCATCCTTATTGAAAAGGACGTCGCTCAAATTAAATCGGATATCAATGAGGGATATCGCACTAATCAGGATCGTGAAACGGTTCTGCTTAATGCTTTCAATAAATTCCTCAAAAATATCTAAAAAAATGGCGTCAATTTTATAAATAAACTAGAAGAATCTTCTATAACCCTGAGGGAGAATATCAATATGTCAGGTCAGGAATTAAACGTCGATCAGCTCGACGTGCAAGAAGCAAAAAAGGCGAGCTACGGCGTTAACGCTGAGGTCGCTGACGCAACTGGTGCTCAAGCAACGCCTCCAGGCGGAGCTGCCCAGAAGGGTGAAGTATCGGGACCAATGACTCAGGGTTCAGGTATCAAGCCTTATACAAAGGTAGGCATGATTAATGCTATGCTCGATTCACTCTCAGGAATGAAGAAGGCAGAAGTATCAGCCATGTACGATAAGTTCAAGGGTGACAAGACAAACCCAATGCAGGGTTCATCTGTTAATCCAAAGGGTCGTGTTGCTGAAGAAAAGATCGCTCGTCTCTCAGCAGAAGACATCGACGTTTCAGACGACATCAAGGCAATCTTCTCTGGAACAGAAGTTTCAGAAGAGTTCATTTCAAAGGCAACAGAAGTTTATACAGCTGCTGTTCTTGCTAAGGTAAATGAGCAGCTCGAAGTTGTTGAATCAAAGTTCACTGATTCACTGACAGAAGAAACCGCCACGATTTCTGAAGAACTCGTTGAGCGTGTTGACACATACCTCGACTATGTTGTTGAGCAGTGGATGGAAACTAATTCCGTTGCTGTTGAGCGTGGTCTCAAGGCTGAAATCGTAGAGAACTTCATGCACGGACTGAAGGGTCTGTTCGAAGCTAACTACATCGACATTCCAGACGAAGCAGTTGACGTTGCTGAAGAACTCGCAGATCGTTGCGAAGCTCTTGAGTCAGCTATCAACGAAGAAATCGAAAAGAATGTTGAGCTTACAGCCCAGCTAAAAGAATTCGAACGCGAAATGGCGTTCGCTCAAGTTTCAGAAGGCCTGACAGATACGCAAGTAGCAAAACTGCAGTCACTTTCTGAAGCAGTTGACTTCGAAAGCGTTGATACGTATGCGAAGAAGATTGCTACACTTCGTGAGAGTTACTTCCCTTCAAAGTCCTCGGCCGGGATTTTGTCCGAAAGCGTAACACTCGATGAGGAACCAGTGGGTGACGGAGAAGTCACTGAAAAGCAGGTTCCAGTTGAAATGGCTGCTTATATGTCCGCGATCACTCGCGGTATCAAGAAGTAATTTTTAATCAAGGAGAATAACATGCAATCTCTGAATGAAACAGTTCAGAAAAAGTGGCAGCCAGTTCTAGAACATCCTGACCTGGCGCCAATTAAGGACGTTCATCGTCGTTCGGTAGTTGCTCAGCTCTTGGAAAACCAAGAGAAGGCAGCTCGTGAAGACGGTTTCGGTTCGGGCGGATATCGCGCTCCAGGCCTCCTGGGCGAAGCTGCTCCAATCAACTCGATGGGTTCTTCATCTTCGACAGCTTCTGATGGTTCAATCGATACATTCGATCCAGTTCTCATCTCGCTCGTTCGTCGTTCGATGCCTAACCTCATCGCTTATGACATCTGCGGCGTTCAGCCAATGACAGGTCCAACTGGTTTGATTTTCGCGATGCGTTCGCGTTACTCAACTCAGACTGGCACAGAAGCTCTGTTCAACGAAGCTAACACAACCTTCTCTGGTTCAGCTGCTGGTAACACTGCTTCACGTCTCGTTGTCGGTAACACGACAACTGGTCGTACACAGTCGTCAAACGATCCAACAGATCGTACGTCAGCTGCTACGACTAGTTCGTATACCCTGTCAACTGGTATGACACGTAACCAGGCAGAACGCCTCGGTGATACTGCTTCTAACGCATTCCAGGAAATGGCATTCTCGATTGAGAAGGTTGCTGTTACTGCCGTTTCGCGTGCTCTGAAGGCAGAATACACGATGGAACTCGCTCAGGATCTTAAGGCTATTCATGGTCTGGATGCTGAAACAGAACTGTCAAACATCCTTGCTGCTGAAATCCTCTCGGAAATCAACCGCGAAGTAGTTCGTACGATCAACTACACAGCTTCGGCTGGTGCTACTGAGAACGTAACGACTTCTGGAACGTTCAACCTTGACGTCGACTCAAACGGTCGTTGGATGGTTGAAAAGTTCAAGGGTCTTCTGTTCCAGATCGAACGCGAAGCTAACCAGATTGCCAAGGCAACCCGCCGTGGTAAGGGTAACGTCCTGATCTGCGGATCTGACGTTGCATCAGCTCTTCAGATGGCTGGCGTCCTGGATTATACTCCAGCTCTCGCTAACAACCTGAACGTTGACGACACTGGTAACACATTCGCTGGTGTTCTGAACGGACGTATCAAGGTCTACATTGATCCATACTTCGCTTCGACATCTGGTTCACAGTATTTCACACTCGGCTACAAAGGCTCTTCAGCTTTCGACGCTGGTCTGTTCTACTGCCCATACGTTCCTCTCCAGATGGTTCGCGCCGTTGGTCAGGATACGTTCCAGCCAAAGATCGGCTTCAAGACACGTTACGGCATGGTAGCCAACCCATTCGCAACATCTTCAGCCGACGGTGCTATCGGTGCTCCAAACACCAAGGGTTACAACACCTACTATCGTTTCGTCAAGATCACAAACTTGATGTAATCGAAATCCTCCATGTGGGAGGAGTTAAGAAGACGGGTTCAAACCGCAAACTTAGGGGGATCTTCGGGTCCCCCTTTTTTATTATAAATAGGCTTATGAAGACGTTCTCACAGTTCATTGCCGAAGCTCCCCTCATGTCCAAGATCGGGAGAAAGACAAAGTTTGCTCCAGAAACTGGCAAGCACATGCCCGAGCATGAAGCTGGAAAGAAAGTTGCAAACATTGATAAAGAACATGCTTTACATCACTACAAAGATTCTGGTCAAGATATCTACGTTGCTCGTCATAAGAAAACTGGCGTAGTTAATGCAACGATTGCTGGTAAGAGAAACTCTAAGTCTGGCACTTATACAGTTCACACAGCAGACTCGACAGGACAGGGACCGAAGGTTCATAAAGTCTATCGTAAGATCATGCAGTCTGGTCATTCACCAACCATCGTTGGTAAGTCACATTCGGCAGGTGGTCAGAAGATTTGGCAGAGTTTGTCAAAAGAGCGTGGTGTATCTGTTCACGGTTGGCATCACGGTAAAGCACATAACATTGATGCACGCGATTCTGAAGATACACACGTTCCAGATACAGAAGCTAAAGCTGGTCATCTTAAGAATGATCCTGCTGGCAAAACACAATACAAGATGAAGTTGATCGCTTCTCTTCACAAAAGAAAGACTGCTAAATAATGTCAGCAGAAGAGAACCAACCGAATAATATCAACTTCCTTGGTCAGAACGGTTTCCGTTTTGCAATCAAGAGACTTCCTACAGTCAATTACTTCTGTCAGAGCGTAACGATTCCTCCAGTCTCGATTGCTGCTATTGATAGCCCAACACCATTCTCAGTCGTGCCACGTCCTGGAGATCGTATCACATACGAACCACTGACTATCACGTTTAAGGTTGATGAGAATCTTCAGAACTACTTCGAGATCCAGCGTTGGATCGAAGGTCTTGGGCATCCAGACGAACTCAAGCAAACAGCTGATCTGTCTCGTGAGATTCGTGCTTCACAAATTGGTGGATCTGGAACAAGAATGCTTGGCTACTACACGACGTTCGTTTCGGACGGTGTGTTATCTATCTTGACAAGCAACAAGAACTTGAATAAGAATATCTTCTTCCAAGATATGTTCCCAATAAGCCTATCAGAGTTGCAGTTCGAGTCGACGAATATCTCAATCGAATACCTGCAGGCTACAGTTGTGTTCCGCTATCGTAAATACCAGTTAGAAGTATGACCCCTGTGTAACATAAGTCATTATAGCAATGTAACACGTTGTTGTCAAGACTAAAATCGTTCTTGACATGTAAATCAGGATATGATACTATTATAAAATGAAACTTGAAGAAATCTACGAAATGTGGGACAAAGACGCCAAGTATGATGATCTCAACTTGGACGCAGAGTCACTCAACATCTCATCCCTCCACGCCAAATATAATCGTCTCTTGTCAGAAACAAGGAGTCAGCTTCGTGCATGCTTCATTCAGCGAAAAAGTAGGTCTAATCTTCTGCGGGATTATTATCTTGGCAATCTTAACAATCCCGACGACCTTGAGCGAATTGGTAGACCACCTTTTCTTCAAAAGGTTCT